TCCGGGATGACGACGGGGCCGGCGGCGCGGATCGTGGGGCCACACCCGCGACCACTGCACCGGTCGATCCGCCGGCCGTCGTCGTGTCACCCGCAGTCGCTCCGGCTGTCGCGCCAGTGGCTGATGCTGCCGCGCCGCGCGCGGTGTCGCATCCCGATTGTGCTGCGTGCGCGGCGCGCGCCGCGCGAGGCCAAGTCGATGGCGCGGCCGCCGCGGCCGCGATCGGCGCGATCGGCGACGCGTTCGATGCGATGGCCACGCTCGCGACCGCGACGATGACCGTGCTCGAGGCGGGCGCCTCCTCGCTCGACGAGCTCGAAAACTTGGTGGGCCCGAGCGCGGACGTGCAGAACGCCGTCGACGCCGCCAGCGATGTGCAGGCGTCGACCACGACCGCCGTCGGCGGCACGCCCGCGCCGACCTCGAAGCCCGCAGCGAAGCCTGCGGCAACACCGGCCGCGAAGCCCGCAGCAAAGCCGGCAGCGAAACCCGCGGCCAAAAGCACCAAGGGTCGGACCGTGCTCTCGGTCGCCGACGCGGCACTCCGCGTCCGGCGCGCCGCGGCCGATCTCCGCGCGGCCAATCGGATCGCGGCCGAGCAGGCACGCGCCACACCCGACGCACCCGACGCACCCAAGCAGGCGCCGACAGGCAGCGCAGCGGTGGATCCGCCGTTTCTGGATTTCAGCAGGCTCGCGGCGGTGCCGACCACAGGTAGGTCAACAGCCACGTAGCGCGCGACACAGCGGGCCGCCCACCGCGGCCCCAGACGACGCCTGTCGCCGCGTGCTCCTCTGAGCACCCGCGGGAACGACGAGGCCAACGGGAAGTTGGAGGGGGAGGACAGCAGTATGGCCGCAACGATCAACACGATTGAGGAGTTTCGCGCGCACGTCCTGAAGGAACTGCCGTCGATTCTCGCAGAGAATCCGCAGGTCGTGCTCGACGCGATGGCGAAGAATCCCGAGGCCATGCGTGCCTCGCTCACCAAGATGGGCTACATCGTCAGCGATGACGTGAAGACCATCGCGAGCGAGACGATGACCACGCTCCGCGATCGCCAGGAGACCGGCTCGATCGCGTCCGGCTTCGGCACGCGCACGCGGGAGAAGGTGCGCATGCACGCGCGCCGGGTGTTGGACGAGGACACCGGCAAGCAGCGCACCACGTACCTGGACGCCGAGACCGAGCCGCTCGCGGGCCAGTGGATCCGCGCCTTCTTCGCCTCGAAGGGCGGGGGCGAGGCGAAGGACCCGGTGACCGGCGACCATATCGGCGTGATCGCCGAGCGGATGGCGAAGGCCACCCGCGCGCCGGCCACCCCGATGACGGCGGAAGCCGGCACGGGCGGCGGGTTCTTGGTTCCCCTGTTGGTCGCGGCCGAGGTGTTCGAGTACATGAACGAACGCTTCCTGCTCCGCGGCATGGTGCAGGTGTTCGTCTCGGCCGCCCCGCTCACGATCCCGCGGCGTCTGTCGCAGGTCTCGGTGTATCGCCAGGGCCCGGGCACGGACCTGACCGAGGTGAACATCGCCTCGACGTTGGGCGACGCGAAGTTGTCGCCCGAGCGCGTCGGTGCGATCACCTACGTCGATCCGGCGTTGGCCTTGGCGGCCGCGGTCGGGCCGGTGCGCTGGGTGATCGGCCAGTTGGCCGAAGCGCTGGCCAAGGACTACCAGCGGACGATCGTCATCGGGAGCGCGTCCAAGCGCGAGCCGCGTGGGATCTTGGGCCTCGCGACCTCTGGCCTGCCGCTGGCCGACATGGCGCAGACCTCGACGTACGACAACACGTCGAACCAGACCAAGCGCGACTCGATCCGGAAACTGTACTACAAGGTCAACCAGCCGCACCGTGAGTCGCCGCGGTTCGTGTGGATCACGAACAACGACGGCGTGCAGACGATGAACTCGGTCAACGACTTGAACCAACAGCCGTTCACCGACGCGAAGGAAGGCCAGCCGCCGAAGTACATCGGCAAGACCGTCGTCGAGACCTTGGCGATCGTGTCGGCGACGGGCCCGGAGAGCACCACGCTCGTCGGCGGGGACATGGGCCAGTACGCGTGGCTCGAGTCGCCGGACGGGCTCACCATGCAGCAGACCACCGAGGGTGGCCAGGCGTGGTCGAGCGACACGATCGGCATCAAGATCCTGCAGCGCGTCGACGGGGAGCCGGTGATCCCGCAGGCGTTCTGCTCCATGACCGGCGTCAACTAGCTCGGTCATGGTCACGCTCACGGTGATGCGGACCGCCAAAGTGTTCGGCCGAGATGTCTCGGCCGGACACACGGTGGCCGTCCCGGAGTCGGAGGCGGCGCTCTACCTCCGGCAGTACGTGCAGGTCGGCGACCAGATCGTGCACCTGTTCGCGACGGCCCCGGCGCCGGTGGTCGAGAAGGTCGCAGAGCCACCGAAGGTCGACCCGCCAAAGGTCGAGCCCAAGCCGGAGCCGGTCGCACCCGCACCCGCACCAGAGAAGCCCGCGGCCAAGTAGCCGCGATCACTCGCATTCACGGCGCCCCGGCCAGCCAGGCCCACCGCCACATCTATAGTAGGGAGGACGTATGGCTCGGCAGTACGCGAATCTGGTGAAGGTGGCGCTGGCGTTCAACGGTGCGCTCACGGCGACCGGCGCCAAGACGGCGATCTCGGACCCCCGCTTGGGAGACTTCATCTCCGGCTGGGCGTTGCTCAACGTGTTCAGCGTCTCGGGCACCACGCCCGCCTCGCAGATCAACGTCGAGGGATCGGACGACGGCTCGACCTACGTGACGCTCGGCTCGTTCGCGTCGGCGGCGGCGGCCGGTGCACAGATCATCTCGCTGGACCAGCTCAAGCCGTGGATGCGGATCAACGCGATCACGCTGGCGGGGACCTCGACGCCGACTGTCAACGCATCGGTCGTGATCGTGGCCGAGCAGACCAAGCTGCTGCCCGGCGACGGGACCGTCATCTCGAGCTAAGGCGCTCGACCCGACGGCGCTCGACGCCACGCACCACCGCAGGAGAGAACGCCCGGTCCGATCGCACGCGCGACCGGACCGGGCGTTCGTCGTTTTCCTTAAACTCAGCCACGGCCTATGCCGGATATCACGCTCGGTGAACTGAAAGAGTACATCGGGATCCCGGCGGCCGACACCACGCGCGACCGACGGGTCACGACGTTGGCCAACACCGCCAACGCCTACGTGCGCCGTCGGACCGGCCGCGCGTGGGGCGTCGAGACACTGACCGAGACCTACCAGGGCACCGGCACCCGGTCGCTCACGCTTCGTCGCTATCCGGTGACGAACCTGGTCTCCGTGACGATCGGCAGTTGGTCCGTCGAGCTCACCGACGACACGATCATCTCCTGCGATAAGCGCCAGGGGATTCTCTACCGGACGGACGGGCTCCACTGGGAGTTCGGCTTCTACGGCGAGGTCCCGAGCCGCTACGATCGGCGGTTCCCGGACACGCACCGCTATCTGATCAGCGTGGTCTATGCCGCGGGACTCGATGTGCCGGACGATCTCCACGGCGTCACGCTCGAGATCGCGCAATTCCTGTGGAACGCGTCGGGCGGGATCACCGGCGAGTCGGGCGGCGGCGTCCGCACGTCGCTCAGCGACAAGGACCTGAGCAAGATCCCCACCGTGCGGGATATCCTCGAATCGTACGAGGACCCGGCGAAAGGGTACACGACGTGACCACGATATGACCTACGGCAACTCGTTGCTCGGCGCCTATGGCCGTCGCGGCGAGGCGTGCGCCGTCGTGATCCCGACGAGCGCGTCGTACGACGACACCACGCAGCTCAACACGATCGCGACCGCGACGATCGCGGTCACGGGGATCATCCGCAGCTACAGCGTGAACGAGGTCGGCGGCGCCGATGGGTTGATCGCGCTCGGCGACCGGGAAGTGTCGATCGACGGCGGCCAGTTCGCCGGGGTATTGCCCGACCCGAGTGCGCGGATCGTGGTCGAGGGGACGAACCAAGAGGTCGTCCGTCGCTGGGCGGTCAAGGCCGGGGCGCAGATCATCACGCTCCTCTACCATATCCGGGGTTCCATTTAAGATGATCGCGCTCGAGGCCGGCCGCGATCTGTCGTCGCTCTTAGACGAGGGCGGCAGCGCCTTCCACGAGATCGTCGCCATGCAGCGCGCGATCGCCACGGAGGTGTTCGAGCGCGTGGTCGAGCGGACGCCGGTCGACACGGGCCGCGCGCGCGGCAACTGGCGGATCGCGCGGAACGAGATCGACGATCGGGTGGACGTCAACGAGTTCGACCCCGACGCGAGCGAGCCACCGGCCAAGGCCGCCGAGGCGCTCGAGGGGCTCCGGCCCGGCGACAGCGTCAACATCACGAACGGGCTCCCCTATATCTGGTCGCTGGAGCACGGGCACAGCCGGCAGGCGCCGGAGGGGATGATCCTCCTGACCGCGGCCGAGTTCCCGGGGATCGTCGAGCACGCCGCGGCGACACTCGACGTGAGTCTCGTTCGATGAGCCTGAGCGCGCGGAAAGCGATCATCGGCGCCGCACAACTCGCCGCCAAGGCCGCGTGGGTCGGGCTCGGCAACGATCCGGCATTGATCGCCCGGCCCAATGTGCCGTTCACGCCGCCCAACCCGCAGGTCCCCTACATCGACATCCACGTCCTGTTCGGCAAGGCGGAGATGATGACGATGGGCGTGGCGGGGACGGGGTTCGGCTTCGATGAGTCGCCGGTCGTGGTCAAAATCAACGTGTATACCGTGGCCGGGGTCGGCGCGGGCACTGCACTCGACATCTGCGACGCGCTCACCGACGCGTTCGCGCGGCAACAAATCGGCGCGGTGCGCTACGGAGCGCCCACCGGCCCTGTGCCGGTCCCGAGCGCCGAGGGATGGGCGCAGCACGCGCTCTCCTTTATCGGCTACGCGGAAACGGCCGTCTAAGCGCCACCGACGCAGCGCATTCCCCACGGGCCGCGCACCGGCCCTGTAGGACCCGACGCCCCATAGCATTTAGCGGGATCGACGCCATATAGTGCAACCATCACATCGCCCCGGCACGGGCGATCACGCGCGCGGCGCGCGTGCGTTTGGTGATGGACTCAACGGTCCATTGGGTGGCCCCACAGGGCCACCTTCGGGGAGGGGTGGAGGATGGCGTTTTTCCGCGGGATTGACGGGTCGCTCATGGTCGCGACCAATGTGCTGGGTCAGCTCAAGGCGTGGGAGCTGAACATCGACATCAAGAACCTCGACACCTCGGCCGTGGGCCAGGCATGGGCGACCTCGGTCACCGAGATCGGGTCGTGGAACGGGAGCCTCGAGTGCTATCTCGATGGCAGCTCCGGTCAGGCCGCGCAGGCCGCGCTCCTGGCCGCCAGCACCGGCGCGACGCCGGGCGGCGCGGGGATCGCCATCAAGTTCGTCGCCGCATCGACGAGCGGGAGCCCGGTCAGCTACTTCGCCGGCACCGTCAACGTCAAGCAGATCCAGACGGGCGTCAAGGTCGGTGGCGTCGATATGGTCAAGTTCACGTTCCAGGGGACCGGGGAACTCGACATCACCTGGGCATAAAGGCGCTTAGGCCATGGCCTTCTTCCGCGGGATTGACGGATTCATTGCCGTGGGCGGCGCGCTGGTGGGCGCCCCCACGGTCAACGGTGCCCTCACCGCCGGCGCCGTCACACTCAACATCGACGTGGCGAGCGGCGTGCTGCTCGGCGTCGTGGCCGCCGGCGACACCTTCACGATTGCCGGCGAGACCGGGTCACCGGTCCACACGGTCACCAGTCCGGTGCCCGTCGTCGCCGCGACCAATGCCATTGCGGGCGTGACGTTCACGCCAGCGATCGCGACGGGCGGGACGCTCACGGGCGCCGTGATGACGTTCGCGAGCAACGCGCTCCCACAGGCGACCGGATGGGACCTGGACATCCAGATCAAGGATTTGGAGACCACGTCGCTGGGTGACAAGTGGCGCTCGAGCGTCACCGAGATCGCGTCCTGGAGCGGCAGTCTCGCGATGCGACTCGACTACAGCCTCCCAGCGCAAGCCGCGGTGTTCAATCGACTGAGCGGCGCGACCCCGGGCGGCATCCTCGGCACGATCGTGCTGGGCGTCGGGCAGGGCGCGACCACGTTCAAGGCGGCAGTCGGTGCGGCGGAGTTCAAGAGCGCCGCGCTCAAGAACCAGATCGGCGCGATCCTCGACGTCAAGGTCGCGTTCACCGGCACGGGACAGCTCTCGCTGTTGTGGACGTAGGCAGGAGAACACGCAGGGCAACTCACCGACGCACCGATCATTTCTGAGGAGACGCACCAACATGGCAGAGGGACAGACGTTCGACAAAGCGGCGGCCGACCGGGCGGCGAGCGGGAAGCCGTCGGCGATCAGCGTGATCGTCAACGCGTTCGCGATGAAACCGCAGCCCTACGTCACGCCGTGGCTGCAACCGGATGGGACGCCGCTCGTGCTCTACTTCACGCCGCAAACGCTGGCCGACAACGATGTGATCCGGACGCTGAGCGGCGACAAGGACATCAAGGGCTACGACTTCGAGCTCGCCCTCTTGGTGAGCAAAGCGCGGCACGAGGACGGGACGCTGGCGTTCGCGCCCAGCGATGCGGCGGTCATCAAGTCCAACGCGCGCGCGGGCGATGTCCGGGAGTTGCTCACGTTCATGTATACCGTCGGCACCGTGACGCACAGCGAGGCCAAGGACGAACTGGGGAAAACCCCCAGCTCCGCTGGCTCCTAAGCTGGGCGGCGGAGCATAAGCGCACGCTCGGTGAAGTGTACGGCGTCCCGGGCGGGATGCTCTACGTCGAGCGCGTGCTCTGGGGCGCCTACTACGCGATCCTAGCAGACGAACGGGCCTTCCAGTAACGCGTCCAGTGATGCAGGAGTAATCGGATGGCAGGGAGCGGGGCGGAATATCCGATTGCGCGCATCACGATCGACTACGTCGGCGTCCGTCAGGCCGTCGACGAGTCGAAGCGTGCGCTGTCGGAACTCTCGTCGTCCGCGCGGACCGCCATGTCGGAGGTGCAGGCCGGCAGCCAGTCCATCGGCTCGCTCGGCACCGACAGCGCGAGCGCCGCCCAAGCGTTGGCCGGCCTCCGGTCCACGCTCGATGGCGTGTCGTCCGGGATGTCGAACACCGCGCGCGTCGCGCGCGAGGAGTTGGCGACCGGGCTCAAAGACACCGCGGCCGCCGCGCAATCCATCCAGGGCGCACTCGGCACCGCCAGCCAAGGCGCTGAGTCGGCGCTCTCGGGCGATGCCTTCGGCGGGGTCGTGGCGGGGATGGAAGCCGCCGGTGAGGCCGCGACCGCGATGGAAGCGACGGTCGGCGACTCGATGGATGAGGTCGCGACCGGGATGGCGGACGCGGGCGGCGTCGCGGCCGGGGCGTTGGCCGGCGGGATGGACGCCGCCAGTCTCGCGACCGCCGCGCTTGGCAAGGCCGGGGCCGCGACCGCGGCATCGGTCGGGCAACTCGACGCGGTCGCTGCCGGGATGGGGAAGGCGGGTCGCGCGGCGCTGACAGACATCGCGGCAGGGATGAGCGAGACCCAAGGGGCGGCGGCATCGCTGAACGCGGGCGGCGTCGAAGCACTGGACGCGGTCGCGACCGGCATGTCGGCAGCGGGTGAGCAGTCCGCCGCGATGGCAACCGAGATCACCGCTGGCGGCGCCGCCGCCGCGACCGCCGCCGAGTCGCTGGTCGAGCACGGCGCGGCGAGCGCGGTGGCGGCGGACGGGACGTCGGCGTTGGTCGGGCAGCTCGCCAACTCGGTGGCCAAGTTCGCGACCGTCGATGCGGTGATCCACGGCGCGGTCGAAGTCTTCCACGACTGGGTCGGCGCAATAGAGGACGCGGAGCAGGCAGGCGCGCGACTCAACGCGATGATTACGGCGACCGGCGATGCCTCCGGCGTGACGGCCCATCAGGTCAAAGAATTCGCCGACACGATGGAGACCAAGACTCTCTTCAAAGCGGAAGATATCGAACAGGCGGTCGCCGAGCTGATGACGTTTACGTCGGTCCACGGCGACGTATTCAAGCGCGCGGAGCACGATGCGCTCGAACTGGGCCAGCAGATGGGAAGTGCCGAGGCGGGAGCCAGGGGCCTGGGGTTCGCGTTGGAGAATCCGGAGGTGGGGCTTACGCGGTTGCGCCGCGCCGGTGTGGCGTTCACCGAGATGGAGACGGAGCGCATCAAGGTGCTCCAAAAATCCGGGGACCTCGAGGGTGCGCAGGTAGCCGTACTGGCCGCAGTTGAGGCGCACCTGAAGGCGATCGCGGAGGCCGCGCACGACGCCGGGCTCGTCGGGGAACTGCACGACATGGCGGTCGCGTGGAAGAACATGCTCGACTCACACGCGGACGACGCGCTCGTCACGCGTGGTATCTGGGTGCTCACGGAAGCGTTGAAGGGTCTCTCGTCGCTCTCCCCGGCGGACGCGCTCAAGGCGCACCTGGGCGGCATGGCGGACGAACTCGACGCGATCGCGCGGCACGCGGAGAGCGTCGGCATGGCGTCGCTCGATCACCCGCAGAACCATGTCGAGGAGTTGCTGGCGTTCGAGGAGAAAAAGCAGGCGGACAACGGCGGCCAGCTCACCGACCCGGACCAAGCGCACCGGATCACGGTCCTCCGGGAAGTCCTCGACATTGAGCAGCAGTTGGCGAGGGCCGCGAACGCGACGCACGTCGCGGATGTCGCCGCGGAGGACGCGGCCGACAAGCGGGCGAAGAAAGAGCGCGACGCCCTCGAGGCGGCGCGACAGCTCGCCGAACAACAGAAAGCGGATGCCGAGCGTCGGAAAAAAGAGAACGAGGGCCTCGAGTATCTGAGCTCGCTCGAGGAGGAAAACCTCGCGGTCAAAAACCACCCCACGGATCCGGTCGCGGCCGAGGCGCAAAAAGCCTACGACAAGGTGCTCGACGCGCACCTGCCTGAGTACATGGCGGAGGAGGCGCGCCAGTTGGTCCTGAGCACGGGCGCGCTCAAAGAGAACCTGCACGCCACGGAAGAACTCGCGCGGAAGAAAGCCGAGGCGGCGCAGCGCGTTCAGGAATACGTCCAGCGGCTCCATGAGGAGGCCGACGCACTCAAGGCCGGCGACAAGGGCCTGCCGGCCGGACATGAGGAGGCGGTGCGCGCGGCCGGCGGCGATCCTGCGGCGTTGCAAGAGATCGCCGGCGGCGAGGCGCGGGTCGCGTTCTACAAAGAACTCGACGTCGCGCGCCAGGACGACACCAAGCGGGAGGAGGAGGCGGCACAGGCCGACGCCAAACTCTGGGAGAAGACCGACAAGGAGATCGGCGAGTCGTTCGATAAGACGTTCCAGGCCGCGATCGACGGCAAGGTCAAATCGTTCGGCGAGTTCTGCCGTGCGATCCTGGAGGACTGGTCGAAGACGATGACGCATATGTCGGCCCAGATGCTCGAGGCGAAGTTGACGCCCGACGGGAAGGGGGGCTCGACCGTCCACAGCGTCGCGGGCTCGATCGCCGAGCATTTCTTTCCGCACGCCCCGGACACCTTCACCGCCAAGCAGACGGAGGACATCCGCGACGCGGCGTACAAGGCGCAAGTGGCCGGCGAAGAAGCCATCCCAGAGTCGGTGGGCGGCTTCGCCAAGCCGACCGCCGCGGAGACGGCCGCCGACCGCGGGGGATTGGGCGCGCGGCTTGGCCCACTGAGTGCCAAGACCGAAGCGGACGTTGATACCTTCGTCCCGAGCGACCGCGCGGTGCGCGACGTCGGGACGACCACGCCGGCCGGCCGCGCCACGCAACTGAGTCAGGACGATGTGGTGCGTGGCGTGACCACCCATCTCAACGCGACACCGGCCGAGGCCGAACAGCGGGACGCGCAGTCGTACATCGATCGCATGGCCGGCGGCAACACGCCACTCGTCCAGGACTACGGCGGACCAAGCGGTCGCCCAGCGTTCCGGGCGCCCCACCATGCCGCTGCGGCGATCGCAGCCGCCGAGGAGGAACGGCGGCGCGTGGCGTGGATCCACGCCCAGCACAAGGGTGACCCCGCGCGGCCCGCAGATGCCACGGTGCGCGCGGCCGAGGGTGGCCACTTGGTCGTGCCGTTCGGCGCGCAGTCGGGAATGCAGGTGGGTGGTGGCCCTCGTGTGTCGGGCCTAGCGGGCGGTGTCGTCTCGCCGGACTTCACGATGCCGGCCGCGAGCGCGGACGGACCGCCCGTGCCGCAACACTCGAGCGATGCCACCGAGGCCGCGGTCGCGCGCACCGCGATGGCCAGCGCCCCGGCGCCGTCGGCCGACACCGGCCCGATGCCGGCGGTCCCGTACGCCGCGGCGTTCGGGCAGGTCGCCCCGAGCGCCGAGGCCAATGCGCCACCCGTTGCGCCGACGGCCGCGCGCGACGCGGCGATCGCCGCGAGTGCCGCCACCGCGCTCACGGGTGAGCCGGGCGCAACGCAGACACCGAGCGCGCCGCCCGTCTCGCCGCTCACCGGCGGCGAGAACTCCCGCATCCAGCGGATCTTAGACGACGAGCACAAGCGCCAGCAGGAGCAGCGGAGCGACGGCGGCCAGCCGACGCCGGCGGATGCGGCGTTCGGGTCCGTCACGTCGCTCGCGGGGTCGTCGACCTCGTCGGTCGGCGGGGACGTGCATGTCGAGGGAATCCGGCCGCCGGCGCCGAGCCAGAACCAGACGTCGCCGATCGCGAGCGCGATCACCGCCATCACGCCGTTCCTGCAGATGGCGGCGGGGCACATGGGTGGGGGCGCCCCCTCGGTGCCGCAGGAATCGCCGAGTGACATGGCCGCGCAAGCGGGATCCACGACGCTCGAGGGACCGGCCGCGCCCGGCGTCGACCTCACGCAGACTGCGGCGCCGGCGGTAGAGATGGCTCCCGTCGTCGCCCCGGGCGCGGACGCCGCATCGGCGACGATGGCACCCGTTGCAGATGCCGGCGCGGGTGCGAGCGCGGACGCCGCGTCGGCGGCGATTGGTGCGGCATCGGACGCGGGCTCGGTCGCGGCAACGGACGCGGCCAGTGCGGCGGCCGCCGGCGCTGCGGCCGCGGGCAGCGCCGATGTGATCGACAGCATCATGGCCATGGCGCCGATGTTCCACGAGGGCGGCGTGGTCGGGGACCACGCGTCGCACCCGACGCGCGAGGTCCCGGCGTCGCTGTTCGACAGCGCGCCGCGCTTCCACTCGGGGTTGGGCGGCGACGAGTTCCCGGCGATCCTGCAGCGCGGCGAGCGGGTGCTCACCGAGCAGCACCAACAGCAGGTGGTCGCGGCCGCGCGGGATGGCGCGGCCGGAACGGACGGTGACGGCGAGGGTGGCCACACGCATGTCCACTTCCACATCCACGCGATTGATGGGCGGGATGCGGAGCGGTTCGTGCGCGAGAACCAGCACCACATCGTGCGGATGGTGGCCGATGGGACGCGGCGGAACGCGTCGCTCGCGCGCCACTTGTCGGGGCGCTAGGCAATGACGATCCCGGCCTTTCCGCGGACGGTCCTCCCGAATCGCGTGAGCTATCCCGCGATGCCGACCGGATTGGTGTCGGTCGCGCAGTCGGGGCTCACGCAGACGCGGACCACGACACAGGTCGGCCGGACATGGGAGGAGACCTACATCCCGCTCAAGGGAAACAGCGACGCGACGGCGCGCGCGTTCCTGGCCACGCTGGTCAGTCTCTACCGGAACCAGACGCCGTTCACCGTCGCGCATCTCGGGCAGATGGATCTCTTGGGCGCGGGCGGCGGCACGCCCCTGGTGAACGGCGCCGGGCAGGCCGGCTACGCACTCATCACCAACGGGTGGACCGCGAGCACCACCGTGCTCAAGGCCGGCGACGTGCTCTCGATCGCGGGCGTCCCGTGGGTCTACGACGTCACGGCCGATGTGGTGAGCGACGGATCCGGCAATGCCACGATCCCGATCAACCCGCCGCTCATCGGTAACGCGGCGACGAGTGCGCCCGCCTCGGGTGCGGCGCTCACGATCAACAGCACCCCGGGCCTCGTCACCTATACGGCGTTCGTGGAATCGCTGGACATGCCGCAGGCGTCGGCCGGCCCGGGCTACTTCCAATCCTGCCGCGTGAAATTCCGCGAGATCCCGGGCACGCCGCCGGTGGTCGTGAGCCCGGGCTTGGTCGTGCTGCCACCCGGTGTCTCGCTCACAGGGACGCTCGCCGCGTTGGCCGGCGGAGGCAGCGGAGTGCCGGTGCTGGCCGTCCGGATACGGTTCTTGGTTGACGCACTCTTAGGATCGTCGGGGACCGGGGCCAGCCTGGTGTTCATTGGGAACAACATCGAGGGCACGTCGCTCGAGGTGACCATCGGCGTCATCTCCGCCGGGGTGGTCCGATTCCAAGGGACGTTCAACAACGGCTACGCGAACGCGATTTTCGGCACGATGCTGCAGTCCGCGCTCCCAGCCGCCGGCACGGGTGTGATCCTCTACGCCGTCTACAACGGCGCCGGGACAATAGCACTGACCAGCGCCACGATCACGCTCGAGACCGACGACGGGACCGTCCTCTTTTCGGGCACGCTCTCCAACACCGCGCTTGGGACGTCGGGGAACACGAACCCGAGCACCACGGCCGTCGCGATCGGAGCGGGGACGTCCGGTCCGGGAGATGGGCTCACCATCGACGGCGTCGAGATCACCGTCGCCGATATCGCCGACCCGTCCGTGCCACCGACATCGGGCGACTCCGGCGCAATCGCCATCTGGGGGTTCGCCGGAACGCTTGCGCCCACCGGCGGCCTCGGGCCGACGCTCGCACCGTTCGGCGGCACGGTGAGCTACCTCCCGGGCGGGATCTGGATCTGATGCGCGACCTAATGCGGGATCTCATACTGCGGCGCACGCGACTCTCACGGCGGATGTCCGATGGCGATTGATATTTTCGCGCAGAACGCGACCACGCTCTCCAGCGGTGCGGCGCTGCAGCTCGGGGCCGATGTCACGACCCCCGGCATCTACACGGTGTCGATCAACCTCAAGAACATGGCCAGCGGCGACACGCTGGTCGTCACGATCTTGGGGCAGTCGGTCGCCAGTGGGCCGTACTCGCCCATGGGCGGTGACACGTTCACCGGCGCGCAGGCGACGCCGTTGGCAACGTTCAACGGGATCGTGTGGCCGTTCAACGGCCAGGTGTTCATCCAGCAGACGGGCGGCACGCTCCGCGAATACGACTGG